AAGCATTTTGCCGGGTGGCGCAAGAAGGAGGACGGCGGCGGCGATTGCGAGAGCGAGCTGCAGCAGACTGCGCCGCTTATTCACGCTGCGTGGCTCACGGTGCGCGACAAGATTTTCGCCGGGCATACGCTGGTGCGCTGCTACGCCAACGGCATGGCCTATGGCATGGACGGTACGGTGCACACCGACGACACCGTGGCTGGCAGCTACACGGCAGTGTACTACCCGCACGAGCGCTGGTCACCCAACTGGGGCGGCGAGACAATGTTCTACAACCAGAACGAAAACCGGGTCACTGCTTGCTTTTATGCAAGACCAAATAGCGCGGTGGTGTTCGACGGCCGCATTCCGCATCGCGCCAACGGCGTGACGCGGGCATACGCCGGTACGCGGATCACGCTGATGTTCAAGACCGAGAAAGTAGATGAGAGAGCATCACACCCAGTTCCTGCTGGCGCTTGACGCCAATAAGACGCGACACAGCGGTCGCACGCTGTATCAGCATCTGAAGGGTGTGCACGATCTGCTGCGTGACTGGAACAACGACGAGGACGTGTGTCTGGCCGGGTTGTTCCACAGCATCTACGGCACCAACACGTTCAAGCATCAGTCGCTGCAGGATCGCGGCGCACTGGTCAACCTGATCGGCGTCAAGGCTGAACTGCTGGTGCATCACTTCGCTACCGCCAAGGACCGTCCGATGTTCGAGAGCATCGAGGACGAGGGCGTGCGCAACCAGCTGCAGGAGATCGAGGCCGCCAATCTGCTGGAGCAGGGCGGCAACGAGAAGATACTGCGCAGGCTGGCGCGGCTCAGGCTCAGTGATGGTGCGCGGGCGGCGTTGAACAGTGGGGTGCTGGCATGACCCGCGAGGAAATCGCTGAGCTGCTGATGCAGCAGCAAGCCACCGCAGCGACACCGAAGCAGCCGCTGCCGCCGGAGATGATACTGCCTCCGGCACCGGAGCAGCCCAACATGCTGCAGCGTAACTTGCCTCCGGCTTATGCGCCGTTACAGCAGACCCAGCAGGCGGTCGGCAGTGCGGCGTTTGGGCTGACACCGATGGGGTCGTTGGCAGAATTGTACGATACGGCGAAGGCCGGTGATGCGCCTGGATTTGGCATGGCGGCGGCGGCAGCGTTTCCGGCAGCGAAGGCCGCGAGAGCTGGCAAGAAGGCAGCAGAGGTGGTCAAGGGGTTTGCGCCGGGCGAGCTGTTTGCTGATCCGAAGCTGAAGGCAAAGGCTGAATTGCTGCGCGGAAATTATCCACAATACGCTGAGCAGTATCCCGGCACTGGCCCGCCGGAGCTGATGTCGAAGCTGCCGGACCCTAAAAATCCAGGAAAGTTTTTGAGCAAGGCGGACAAGCCGGTGCCGTACAGGACGATGGAAGAGGCATTGGCGAAAGATGCTGAGCCGGGATTTTTCTTGGAGAAGAAGCTGACGCCGGAAGCCGCGCAATTTCAAAAGGACCGTGCGGCGGTCCAGCTCGACATGGATATTCACGGTTACAAACCGTACTTCGATCCGGCCAAACGGACTGATGTCGATCCCAAGCACTACGGCCCGTTTGACGATACGGGCACTGCGGCGTCACCCAAGCTCGCCAAAACCGAGGCGGAGTGGTCCGCCAAATACGGCACACCGGAGAACCGCGCCAAATTGCAAGCGGGTTATGCCAAGGGAAAAACAATCCCGGATAGTGCTGATTGGTACTTCATGGGGCAGTTAGAAAAAGAGTACATCAAGGAATATGGCGAGAAGAAAGGACGCGAGGCGTTCAAGCGCGAGTTCGGCGACATGATGGCGGCGACCACTGGGGGCGCTGCGCCTTACGAAAACTTCCTGATGTCACAATACGCCAACGTGATGGCTAAAAGAGGCGAGCGTCTGCCGGAGCGTGGCTATGAGCTACCGTTTCCGATCGGCGGACGATTTGCAGGCACCAATCTGGCACAAGCGCAAAAGTACATTGATGAGGGACAGGTTGGATTTTCAGCTGCACAAAATCCCAAGCGATACGATTTTTCCAGTGCTTTTATGGGCAACAAGAACGCCGCTACCATCGATGAGCAAATGTTTGGCGCGTTGCGCCCGGTGACCACCAAGGCAAGTGTCAATAAGCCGGAATGGTACGGCCCGGCGACGCGCGTGGCGCGTGAAGAGGCTATCAAGGCTGGTGTTGATCCGCGTGGCTTTCAGGACGTTGGCTGGGCCGGGCTGAAAGCGGGCAAGCTCGAGGCCACGGGCAAGCCGTTCGAATACGAAGGCCCGATGATCAATCACATCAACCGTTCGATTGAGACGACAAGCCGACTGACCGGGATGCCACCGGCAGAGGTCGTGAAGCGCGGCCTAATTCGCAAAGAGATACCGATGTACGGCTTAACGGGTGCAATGGGCGGCCTCGCCGCACAGGATCAATACAGACAATAGGGGGCCGCAATGCCAGCACTGCTGAAATACCACTCGTTCATCGACGAGGTGTCGAAGGGCGGTCACAACCTGCAGACCGCCGTGTTCAAGTGCGCGCTGACCAACACCGCACCGACACAGGCCACCGACACGGTGTGGAACACCACCGTTGCTCCGGCACCGGCTGCGGCGAACGGCTATCCGGCTGGCGGTAATACCATGACCACCAGCAGCGCCACGACGACAGCGGGCGTGTTCAAGCTGGTGCTGGCGGACAGCGTGTTCACGGCGGCGGCGGGCGGCATCGGGCCGTTCCGCTATGTGATCATTTACAACAGCAGCGCCAGCAACAAGCTGGTCGGCTACTACGACAACGGCACCAGCCAGACACTGCCCAACGCCACCGACACGTTCACGGTCGACACTGATCCCACCAACGGAGTGTTGACCATTGCATGGCCGTAGAACGCTGGGACCGAGGCAAGTGGGACAGCGCACACTGGGATGGGCAGCTATCCCTGACGGCGGCGGCTGGCGCGGTCGTTATCGCTGCGCCGGAAGCGGTGCTGCGCTTTGGTCCGAGGCTGGCGGCGACGCCCGGTGCGGTGGTCATCACTGGGCAGGACGTCAATCTGGTCAGGGTGTCTGGCCTGAAGATGATCGCCGATCCTGGTGCGGTGGTCATCGCTGGTCAGTCCGCAACGCTGACCATCCAGACCAACATCAGGATGACAGCAACGCCCGGTGCGGTGGTGATCGCCGGGCAGACGGCAGAGCTGCGATCGGGCCTCAGGCTGGCGACGACACCGGGTGCGGTTGTTATCGGCGGCCAGACGGCGGCGTTGCGATCGGCGCTCAAGCTGACAGCCACGCCCGGCGCGGTGGTCATCACCGGCCAGATCGCGGCATTTCCGGTCACGCAGCACGTCACGATGGTGGCGCTGCCGGGTGCGGTGCTGGTCGCTGGACAGACGGCAACGCTGCGATCGGCGCTCACATCGGCGGCGGTGCCGGGCGATGTGATCATCACCGGCCACGATGCCACGTTGATCCGGGTATCGGGTATCAAGCTGGTTGCCGAGCCGGGCGAGGTCATCCTTGCCGGGCCATCGGCGGAGCTGGCGTTCTCGCTGCACAGCTCGCTCGATGCGCAGCCCGGCGCGATTATTGTCACGGGGCAAGACGCTGCGCTGTCGTTCCAGCTCAAGACCACACTGGCGCTGGACGCGCAGCCGGGCGCGATCGTCATCAGCGGTCAAGATGCCGGGCTGCTGTTCCCCGGCGATCTCCAAGCCGTGCTGGACGCCCAGACCGGCGCAGTGGTGATCTCAGGTCCGGCGGCACGGTTGAGCACCGTGTACAGTTTTGCGCTCAGCCGCAGGGAACGTTACGGCCGCACGGTGCATCGCATTCCCGGCCGCTGGTGAGGAACAATGCAAGGGCAGGCGCGTAAAGAAGCATTCTCAAACCAAGGAGGCAACAATGGCTGACCCGAAGAAACCAGCAGCAGACGATCCACCGGCTGTCGAGCCGATCTATCAAACACCGGAGCTTGATCCAGCAACAGGCGCGCCGCTTGATACACGGTTCCAGGCGGATACCAGTCAGGAGGCGGCTGCATCAAAGCAGTCACCCAAAAGCGAAACGCCGAAAGACAAAGACGAGGAAGATGACGACGACGCGCCGAAAGGCAAAGAAAGGTCGCGCCGCCGCTAGTCTGCACAGCAAACGGAGAGTAAAGGTAGCAAAACGGCGGAGAGCTTGACCGCCAAAGGAGGGGCTATGGCAGAAGAAATCAATCCGGCCAGCATGATTGCTGCTCCACATCTCAAGCCAAAACTTGAGAGTGAAACGAAAGTGGTCGGTGGGCCGGGCGATCCGCGCGGCGGAGTGGCGGCAATCCACTCCGTCGACACGGTAGAGGACGGCACTGAGACGCCATGGCGCGATACGCCACCGACCAACATCTCCAGTGTTGCGGAGACGTACAACGACAGCTCGCCGCCCACCAATCCTGATATCCCGCCGGAAGCGGCCGACGCTATGCCGGAAGATCAGGTGCCGGAAGAACCGGACCCGCCAGCAGGGAGACGCAAATGAAAGCCGAGGCACGAGAAGAAATCGCACTGCCACTAATCGGCGGTCCTGGCGATCCGCGTATGCCGTCAATGTTCAGCTTTGACACGCCACAGTACGGCACCGAGACGCCATACCGCAAAACACCGCCGACCAACATTGGATCGGCGGCGGAAGCGGCGGCAACCGCAACGCCGCCAACAGACGCTGGGGTTACTCAGGCACAAGCCGATGCCGAGCTGTCGCCCGTAGCAGCGGTGCCTCCGACCATTGCTGGCACCACAACCAGCGGCCAGACGCTGACGTGTACGCCAGCGCCATCGCCATGGGTGCCAGCGGCATCGAGCTACCTGTATCAGTGGTATCGCAGTGATGAAGCGATTGTTGGCGCGACGGCAGCTACCCGCGTACTGGCGGCAGCCGATGTCGGTCACAAGATGAAATGCCGCGTCACTGGCGTGCACGCCACCTATGGCGGCAGCTCACCAGCGTTTACGGCACAGACGGCTGTGGTGGCGTGACATGGGTATGGCGGTGGTGACGGTCGCCGCAGGCGGCTTGCCGGTGGTCGACGTGACGCCGATTGCATCGATGACGCCGGTCAAATACGGCGTGCCGGTTACCGAGGCCACGAACGGATACGGCGTGCCGGTCACCAAGGTGGTCGGCAAGCCGGGATTGCCGGTGGTATATGTCGTGCCGCCGTTATTGCTGCGAGGGGGAGTTGATGAGCAGGCTGGTCGAGGTCGAGCCGGGCCGGTGGCGAGTTATCAAGGCGTCGACCCCGCCCGCACGAAGTGATCTGCCTAGACCTTACGTCATCAGTGACATCATGCCCGCGACCGAGCAAGTCGACGGGCGCTTCTATACGTCCAAATCGCAGTTCCGCGCAGTCGGCAAGCAGCTGGGGCTGATCGAAATCGGCACCGAGAAATTCAAGCCGAAGGTCCGGTCAACTGACCTAGTGGAAACAAAACAGGCGCGGCGCAAGGTACTCAAGACTGCGCTGGAGAAGTATCGGGCTGGGCACAGAGCCAGGAGGGCAACATGAGCGACACCACCCAACCATCAGCACCGCCATCATCAGCACCAGCGACGCCGCCGCCACCACAGGCCGATGTGCCAATTGATCAGACGCCGGTCAGTCAGCCGACCCCGCTGGGTCAGCAGGCACCGCCGAAGCCGCCCGGCCAGGACAGTGACAAGTCCTCGCACATCGGCAGGCGCGAGGCGATCCAGAACGCTTTCGCGCGCGCCAAGCAGGCCCAGGAGGACGCCGCCAAGGAGGTGCCGAAGCGTGCCAAGCCCGGCATGGGGCATAACCAGCCGCCGGAGGCGATGACCAAAGAGGCCAAGCAAGTCGCTGAAAAAACCGAGAAAACCGGGCAGCCATCGGAAAAGCAGCAGCGCTATCGCGAGGGCGGCAAGTTCGCCCGTGATCCGGCGAAGGCCGAGCCGCAACCCCCGCAAACCCCGCAAACCCCGCCAGAGCAGCAGCCGGGTGTGCAGCCGCAACAGGCCAAGGTCGCGCAGCTCGACAAGGCTGCACCGTACCGTGAGCCGCCGGGGCGGTTCACCGACAACGCCAAGACCGAATGGCACTCTACGCCGGAGGTGGTGCGCGGCGCGGTGCATCAGATGGCGCGCGAATTTGATGGTGCCTATCAAAAACTCCGTGGCGACCATGAGGTGATGGAGCAGCTGCGGCCGTATCACGACCTCGCCACCAAGCAGGGCACGTCGCTGCGGCGGGCGTTCGATAACTATTACGGCATGGAGCAGAAGCTCCGCACCGATCTGATCGGCGGCGTGGACACCATCATTCAGAATGTGGCGCGCTCTCAGGGTCTGACCGGTGCGCACGGTGGGCCGCTTACCATACAAGATGTGGCGCATCACGTGGTGAACATGACGCCAGAGCAGCACCAGTTAGCGCAGCAGCGCAATCAGCAGACCTCCGCCGAGATGCAGATCGGGCAGCTGCATCAACAGGTCGCGCAGCAGTCGCAAATCCTCAATCAAATGATGTACCAGCAGAAGTTTGCGGGCACCCGCGCACAGGTCGACCAGTTCGCCGAGGCACATCCCCGGTTCGACGAGCTGGCAGATTTGATCAAAAGCGAGCTTGATCTCGGCTTCCCATTGGAGCAGGCTTACAAGCGGGCCGAGATGTTACGGCCCGCACACGCGGCTCAGACCCGCACACAGTCGGCTCAGACCCGAAAAACGTCGATCTCCGGCGCTCCAGACGGCGGTGGCAAGTCCGCCAACACACGTCCCTCAGACGGACAGCGCAGAACAAACGGCGAAGCGAACCACCCAACTCGACGCGAGGCGATCGCCAAGGCGATGCGCCGCGTCGGCAATGGCGTGTAGGCGGGGGATATCGATCAGCTCGTCCTGCGCGCCCAGCTCGCAAAGGGATGAGCCATGCCTATTATGCCAAACGACGCAACGACTGTTGCGTATCAGCAGATTTTGTCGATGGCGATCGAGGATCGTTCATCGAGCTACCAAGACCTCGTCAGCGACAACAACGCACTGCTAGCGGTGATGCGCGACAAGGGTCTGTGGCAGACCTACAGCGGTCCCAGGATCAGACAGACCCTGCAGATCGCGAAGCAAGTGGCGCAGTGGTACAACGGCTACGATCCGCTGTTGAACCCTGCAGTCGACCTGTTCGCCGACGCCTACTTTGAGCCGAAAATGGTCGTGGTGCCGATCATTCTCAGCAATCAGGAAATCCTGAACAACGAAGGCGAAGCGCAGCTGATGGATACGCTCGACAGCTACATGGATGCTGCCGAGCGCGCTTTGGAAGACGCCATGGATGCCGGTATCCATTCGGACGGCACCGCCAACTCCGGCAAGCAGCTCACCGGGCTGAAGGTCGCGATCCCGACACTGCCCAATACCGGTGTGTACGGCGGCATCAACAAGGCCACCGCCGGAAACGAATGGTGGAGGACGAAGACGTTCGACGCCCATACCGCCTTCGCCACCATCGGCACGCAAGTCAGCTCCACCACCATCCGTCCGATCCTCAACGTGATCCAGACCCAGCAGTCGCGCGGCAAGGATTACGCTGATCTGCTGGTGATGTCGCCGGAGCACTACGCGGCCTATGACGCGGCCACGCTTGCGATCCAGCGTCAGACCAGCGGCTCGCTCGGTAAGCTGGGCTTCTCGACACTGGAATACATCGGCGGCGGCAAGCGATCGCAGATCGTGCTGGACGGCGGCATCGGCTCCGATATGCCAGCCAACACGACCTACGGCATCCACACCGACAGCTTGCGGCTGCGCTATCACCCCGGCCGCAATTTCGACCGCGTGTTCAAGGGCGAAGGCATGATGCCGATCGATAAAGACGCGATTGCGCAATTTATCGGGTGGATGGGGGAACTCACGATGACCAATCCGCTGTTCAACTGGAAGCTCTACGACAGCGTTCCTGCGTCGTAACTCACTAACGATCCGGTTTGTTGACGCGGGCTGGATCGTAAGAGGGGCGGGTGTCGGAATGCAGAACAGCCTTCCGGCAATTCGGCATCCGCCCTTTCAACAACATGGAGGGCAATGCAATGGCTAGAGATGACAAAGGCGTGGTTGCGGTATTCCGCAATGACATTGTGAAGAACATCGGCAAGTCGATCGAAGCCGGTCGGCCGATCTTCGATGACGTCGAGGTGGTTGAGCTGCGCTATCCGGGATCGAAGAATGTTGGCGTGTTCCCGGCGATGGATTTCTCGCATTGGGAGGAGGATGAGGCTTACGGCGGGCAGCGTGCCTGCACTTATGCCGAGCGGTTCTCCCGGCAGTATCAGCAGTTCAGGGCACATCAGCAGCAGACCAAGTCCGGCACGCCGCTGGACTATCTGCCGTTCTTGACCGAGGCCAAGCGCGCCGAGTTGCGTGCGCTCAACATCTACACCGCCGAGGCGCTGACCATTGTTGACGGGCCGGAGCTGAAGAACCTTGGCCCGGGCGGCCGCGATCTGAAGAACCAAGCGATCGCATTCCTGGAAAGCAGCGGCGATATGGCGAAGGTCACCAAGCTGGAGGCCGAGCTGGAGGCGATGCGGGCGCGCAATCAGGTGCTGGAGGACGACATCAAAAACGGAATGCTCGACAAGCAGCCCGCTAGCGAGTTCGACGGCATGACTGACGAGCAGCTACGCGCTCACATCAAGGCGCTGACCGGCGCTGCTCCAAAAGGTAATCCGGCACGCCGGACGCTGATCCGCATGGCGCAGGAGCAGAAAGGGAACGTGGCTAGCGCAGCATGAGCATTCTTTCGGTGGTGAAAGAGGTTTGCCTCGCCGTTGGCGTTAACGCGCCAACGTCGATGTTTGGCTCGTCGATCCAGCCGCGCACACAAGCCGAGTTGCTGTCGCTCGCCAACGAGATGGCGCAGCGCATCGCCTACGATGTCCGTGAGTGGACGGCGCTGAAGGCGACGTATGTTTTCACCGGACCCGGTGTGGTCGATCCGCCTTCGCCAGCGGAGCCGGTCGTCAGCAAGTTTGCGATGCCGTCGAATTTCAAGCGGCTGCTGCTCTCGTCGCAGGTCTATCCATCGTGGTCACCGCGCATGCCGCTGCGTTTCATGCCGGATACTAACGAGTGGTTGATGCGGCGTCTGAGCGGCGAAACCAACAGCTGGGGCGAGTGGACGCTGATTGGCCGCGACATGCATATCCATCCTGCCATGCCGCCAACGCAAAGTGTCACGTTCGCTTACCTCGACAAGAACTGCGTTGCACTTGCCAGCGGCGGCAATGGTGATCGGTTCATGGATGACGCCGACGAGTTCCGCATCGATGAGCGTTTGTTGCGGCTGGGAATGATTTGGCAGTGGAAGGCGAACAAAGGCTCGCCTTATGCCGAGGACATGGGGACCTATTCCGATGCACTGGTCATGGTCGGCGGTGCGGACAGCCCGGCTCCGATCCTGATTGACGGCGGAGCAAGGAGCGTGGGCGATGCCGCACTCCTCCAGTAGCCAGACCTTCAGCATTCCGGCCTTCAATGTCGCGCTGGAAGGGCCGCCGGGACCGCAGGGTCAGCCGGGACCGCAGGGGCCAACGGGCGCTTCCAGCACGGTACCGGGACCGCCGGGGGCGACCGGCCCGCCGGGGCCACAGGGCGATCCTGGCGCAGACAGTACGGTGCAGGGGCCGATCGGCCCGCAGGGACCGGCAGGACCGACAGGGCCAGCTGGCGCAGACAGCACAGTGCCGGGGCCAGAGGGACCGCAGGGACCACAAGGCATCCAGGGCATCCAGGGCGAGCCCGGCTCTAGCGGCGGCACGCCCGATTGGGCTGACATCACCAACAAGCCTGCGACGTTTCCGCCTACGGTGCCGATCGCCTGGAGCGACATCAGCGGCGAGCCTGCGACTTACCCACCGTCGACGCACAGCCATTTGTGGGACGACATTACCGACAAGCCTGCGACGTTTGCTCCATCGACGCATGTGCACGCAATCGCCGATGTCACCAGTCTGCAAACAACGCTGAATGCCAAGGCACCGCTCGCAACGATCTCGACATTGGCACCGAGCGGCGGCGTCGATGGCGACGTCTGGTATCTGGTGGTGTGATGGCGACAACCCTTTACCTTCGCAGCACGACCACCAACCAAGCCGACACCGGCACGGCATACAAGGACGTGCTGGCGGCGTCCGGCGCAGCGGCGGCAACCGCTACAGCCAACACCACTGCGAGCGGCACTGAGATATTGCTCGACAGCTGGATCACCGGGCGCTGCCCGGCTGGCGGCATCGCCAACATCGGTGCGATCACGCTCAACCTGTACGGCATGGAGAGCAACCTCAACGCCAACTGCACGTTTGGCGCGCGGTTCTACCGGCGCACCGCAGGTGGCGTTGAGACGGAGCTGCTGTCGACCGGGCGCGTCAACGACAACGTCGAGTTTCCGTCGACCAGTGTGTCATTGATGAACTGGGTTTACACGCCAAATCAGAACCGCGTGTTCGCCGAGGACGATCGCATTGTCGCCAAGCTATTCGCCAGCAACTTCGGCACCATGGCGAGCGGACGCATTGTCACGCTGAACTACAACAACGGCACCGGCACACCGAGCGGCTCCAACATCGTGCTGACCGAGACGCTGACCTTCAAGGCCGAGCCTGCGCCTGCAACCACAACTTATGTCAAGCACTCCGGAGCGTGGAAGCTAGCAACGCACTACGTCAAGCATGCCGGTGTCTGGAAACAACCAACCGCCTACGTCAAGCACTCCGGCACATGGAAGCAAGTATGAGCGGACACCTTGCATTCCGCCGACAGCCAGTGCCGGGAGAGATGGCGATCCGCCATCAGACCATAACGTTGCCTGCGCCGATCCGGGGCATCATCGAGGTGGAGAACTGGGCCTACACCAAGCCGGGTTGTGCTGTTGTCATCGACAACTGGTTTCCGACCCAGAAGGGCCTGCGGCTGCGCGGCGGCACCGAGCGCTGGTCAACGCTGCCCGATCCTGTCGAGGTGATCCGCAGCGGTTTCGAGTATATCAGCGGTGCGCAGAACCGCATGTTCGCCGCCACCAACACGCGGCTGTTCGATGTGTCGTTCGCCGACACTGCCGTGTTGCAGACTGGTGTCGGCACCGTCACCAACGGAAATTTTGCTACCGTGCAGATGGCCAATCAAGGCGGCGACTGGCTGCTCGCCTGCAATGATGTCGGCGATTATGTGCGCCGCTTCAACGGGACAACTTGGGATTACCTCGACACGGCTTTTGCCGGGACGCCGTCGCGGATCACGGCAGCCGCACCATCACCGACATCGGTGCATGACGGTCATGGCCTGACGTTTGTTTGGAAATACCGTAACCGCCTGTTCTTCATCGAGGGCGGCACCATGAACGCCTACTGTCTGCCGCTCAACGCGGTTGGCGGTGAGCTGATCTACATCCCACTATCCGGCGCTGCGAAGCGCGGCGGCTCGTTGCTGTTTGGCGCGCGGTGGAGCACTGGAGACACGGGCGACAGCGGTGACGACAAGTGCTGCTTCTTCACCACCGAAGGTGAGGTGTTGATATTCAGCGGCACCGACCCGACCGCTGCGGCAAACTGGCGGCAGGATGGCTGCTATGACATCAGCAAGCCGCTGGGCAAGAACGGCCACCAGCAGCTTGGCGGCGATGTGCTGGTCGTCACGGTTGACGGCATTGTGCCGCTATCGAGCGCATTGCAGAAGGATGTCTCGGCGCTGTCGCTGGCGGCGATCACCTACAACATCGAGCCGATGTGGATGCGCGAGCTTAAGAACAAGCGCAGCCATCCGTGGACGATTGCCAAGTGGGATGAGGGCGACATGATGTTCGTCAACTTCCCCGGCGGCAAGACCTACGACACCCAGACAGTCGGTGTCAGCAATCTGCACACTGGGGCGTGGTCACGCTACATCGGCTGGGATGCGATGTGCTTCATGCGGCTGCGGGATAGTCTGTTTTTTGGCACGCAGACCGGCACGATCATGCAGATCGAAAGCACCGGCTTCGACGACGCGCATTGGGACGAAGGCTTGGGGAAATATACTGGGCACGCCTATGCCTGCACCATGATCGGCGGCTGGGAGATGTTCCAGGTGCCGCCCAATCAGGTGACGTGGATGCAAGCGCGGGCGTCGTTCTTCAGCTCCGCGCGCGAGCGGTTCGAGCCGCAGCTCTCCGCCACCACCGACTACGAGTTCAGGATACCGCCGCCACCGAATGCCGGTCCCGACCCCGGCGTGCTGGAGGTGTGGGATCAGGGATTGTGGGATGATGCGGCATGGGATCAGCCGGGGGCCGGTATTGCTCCGGTGCGCAACACGATGTGGGTGTCGATCGGCGAGACTGGCTTCAGCCACGCACCGATCCTGCAAGTCAGCGTCGCCCAGCAAGTCAAGCCGGATGTTGAGCTGATCTCGATTGGCGCGACATTCCTGCGCATGGCAGCAAACGTATGATCGCGGAGCGAACATGAGCGTGGAGCTGTTCACCAAGCTGCATTGGATGCTGCGAGAGCGGCTCGACGGCACCAGCCCGCTGGTCTGCTTCGATGACGGCGATGGCGGCGGTGACAGCGGCGGCGGAGACGATGGCGGCGGTGGTGATAGCGGCGGCGGAGACGATG